GGCGACAATTTTTCAGGCATATTCACAAACAACATGCCAAACAACAAACCGATAACCATAATCGCAAATGTGACCGCCATAATAACGCCGACTATGAAAACTAATCGAGCGTGCAACGCCTCATTTTCTAATTTCGCACCTGTCCGCAGTGACATTTTGACACGGCCTTTCTACTGTTTTGGTTTTATAGATTGTGTCGTCGTTTGTTTTAGTAACTGTGCACGCGGACAATATGACAATGGCAAAACTAGCCCAGTAGCAATTTAGCTTCATCGGCTGTAATTCCTAATTTGTCTAACAATGCTTGACGTGCTGTTTGTTTGTCTGCGTTTGCTTTTGCTTCGTCAGCCGCTAATTTTTTATTGTGCGCTTTATCTATTTCTAATTGCGCGAGTTCGTCTGTTGTAAAATCTCTAGTTATTGTTTCGCCTGTAATGGCGTTGTGAATAGTTTTTTGTGGTGCGCTCATATAGTCCTAACTTAACGAATATCCGTAAACTTGTAGTGAACCTGTCAAAGTTTGACCGCCTTCAGTTGAGAAAGTCATATCTGTAAAACTTGTTGTGCTAATTTCGACTCCGTAAGTGGCTCTAACTTGACTACTGTTACCAGCGTGGAAAGCCATTAGTCCAGTTTTATTTGCTAAAAACGGTGACCGTAAATCTATGGTTAAATTATTTTCGTCACCCGCGCCACTATCTAATTGACCTACGTTAAAAAAATTGCCAGTAGTCGCAGAAGTTGCTACTGCGCCAGTGCTGCTACCCGAAAAATATATTTCTGTAAAAGCGTGTTGAGTGCCAGACCCTAAACGTAAACGCAAATTCGGGTTACTTGCGGAAGTGTCAAGTTGAGAACCTTTAATTAAATAGTTATTGTAAGTTGCGCTAAAAACTCCACTAATTACCGTTGAAGCGGCGTTAAACGTATGGGTTGTAATTAAAGTAAGCGCGCTTGTTGCTGCAGGCCCAGCTGACGGAAAAAATATTGATACGCCAGCGCTAGTGAAATAAAGTGTGCCGCCGCCATATTGCGGAATAGCCAATGGGCCAGCACTTGACACAGTGGCAGTGCCAGCAGTAACAGTCGTAACACCTGCACCAATGTTTTGTATAACCAAAGTATCGCCAGCGCTAAACAATGACGTGTTGACTGTGACTGTGTTTGCTGACGCGACGTTCATGACCACGCGTGTGCCTTTGTCGGCTGCTACAAGCGTGTAACTAGCGGTTTTGGTGCTCACTGTTTGGTTGTAGTCGTTTGCTTGCACCGCGTTTAATTGCGCTGCAGTCAAAACCTGACCCGATGTAAAAGTCGTTAATGCCATAAGTACCTTTCAGATTACCCTAGAACATTGTCTGCGTCTATGATGCCGTATATTGCGTCATCAAGTATTAATTCAAATACCAGCGTGGTTGGGCTTGTAAAGTACTCGACACGGTGACCGCCACCTACCGTAATCGTGTGCTCAACACCCTCTATTGCTAATTCTTGTGCCAGTTGTGTTGTGCCTGTACCGCTGGCAAAAGTCTTTTCTATGCTGATTGTGTCGCCTATGTCAATGATTGCCACAGTGTCGCGTTGCGCGTTTGTCAGTTTGTTTAGGTTTGTGGTTAGCGATGTGTACCGCGCTTCAGGTTCAGGGTTTAACAAGTACGTTGCTAGGGCTTGCGCTGCGGTGTCGTTGTGTAGCAGTGACCCGGTGATGCTGGTTGTTTGTATAAAATATTTGGCTTGACTGGCAACATCGTCAGCGACCTCTAGTGTGCTGTTGCCTAAAATTGACACGGCCGCGCGATTAACTACCTGATCTGCCTCAAATGTGATGCCTACACCGTCATACGGTATGTTTGTGCCGTCATCGTGGAAATCTGCTACTGGTGCGCTAAGTGTGTTGCCTATGCGTGGTTCAAATGTCAGATCGCCAGCGCGCGCCATAAACAATCTGCCTTGTTCGGCCAAGTTAATTTGGTTGCAATATTCAAGTGTGTTTGTGCCAGCGTCAACAGTAAACGCAGACGCGCCACCAAGTGTCTGTGTGCCTGTAGCAATGTTGCGTTGACCAATAGGAAAATCAACCTCAGGCAGATCAAGCACCGCTGTTAGTCGAGCGCTAGACAATTGCTCGCTCACATTGAATTCGTCTAAAAATGTTTGTGCCAACAAATAGAAATCATCAGCGCAATAAACCGTGACCGTGTCAATACCGCCGAGCGCAAAATTGTAGTCAAAGTTAACAATGTAGCCAACAAACAAATATTCTTTAACATCAATGTCTGAGTAGCGCGCTAGTCGTACTTTACGCATTGGCGCTAAACCCGGTTGCGCTGTAGTTGTGTCAAAGTATGGCGACTGCTCATCAAATGGGTTAAATATGCCGCTGGTGTCAAGCATGTTAAATACCATTGTGCCAGCGCTAAATTGGTCGCCTTGATCGCGTCTACCTCGCCGCACCGTAATAGCGTCAATGCCAGTAGTGACATCAGCAAAATTTGTTGTACCGTCAAGCACATATTGAGTGTTGTTTAAGACACCAGCCAACGCGTCATCAAGTAAAAATGCGTCTTGAATAAATCCTGTGTCAATTTCTAGGCTGTAATTACCAGCACCAACAACCGCTGTACCAGCCATCAGGCAACCTGTATTTGTGCCGGGCCTGCAGACCTGTTGTAGGCGCGTATTGCGTTAACAACTGCCTGACCAATTTCGGCGCTAGTCGACAAACCGCCAGTGACATTAACAGTCACGCCGCCACCCATGCCACCCATTTGAGATAACGGAATAATTGCCTCTGGCCCTTTTTCGCCAACCATAGCCAGTGTCGGTTTTGTAACTATGCCACCATCAGCAAAGCCAGGAATATTTATTCCGCCAATATCAAACGACCCGATTGCATCTTTTAACTCAACAAGTTTACGCAAACTGCCTATCAATACACCTAACGGCCCTGTGACAACCATGATCGCATTACCGAATTTGTCAAATGCTTTAGACATCAGCGAGAATTTGATTTCTAGATAAACCATTGCTGCAGTGAGCGCTACAACTGCGGCCGCCACAATCACAAACGGGTTTGCACTGGTCGCAACATTTAGCGCGATTGTTGCAAGTTTTGTCAGCACAAGTGTTGCTTGATAAATTTTCATTGCAACATTGGCTGCGATTACCGCTGTAGCGACACCGCCAATAACGCCTGCAAGAATTAAAAACACGGTCGTATTTTGTTGCGCGAAATCTGCTACAGGTTTCATGATCTGCAACAATTTCTCTAACACTGGTAACAATGCCGCGCCAATTGACTCTTTAGTTTCGTCTAGCGCTATTTTCATGCCACGCATACGGCCATCAAATGACTCTGCCGACACTGTCGCCGCACCACCAAACGACACCGCTAACGCCTGTGTAATGTCATCAAGACTGCTACTGCTATCAATGACACCTTTAAGCGATGGGTCTAATTTAGTTAGCGCCGCTGTTTGACCGTTGGCTGCTTTGCCTAACGCAAGTGTGACAGTCTCTAAATCTTTGCCAGTAGCGGCCGCAATGTCTAGCGCCGTGTTCATTAACGATTGTGCAGTTTCTACCGAGCCAGTCGAGCGCACCAAATTTGCCATTGCTGGCCGTAGTTCATCATCAGCAACCGCGAACGCGCGCGACATACCTGAGATAAATTCCTCATTGCTTGCAATCGCTTCATCAGTCGCCATTGCGCTAGTGCGTAACTGTTGCGCTAATAGGTCTTGCGCTTTTTGATCCTCTACCGCTGCAGCGGTCGCCATACCCAAACCAGCAGTCAAAGTGCCAATAACTGCAACCGCTGGCAACATTGCTTTTTTAAGTGCAAACGCCGATTTAGCGCCAGCGCCCTCTAAATCTTTGAATTGTGCTATTGCTTTTTTAACGCCTGAGCCGTCAAACTCGCTAATAATCGGTATTGATAGCGCCATAGTTAAAACCCTCGTTGCACAGTCTTAGTCACATCTTTAATTAGTTGTGTCATCTCTTTTTCTATTTTGTCGCGCGACCCGTCAACCGCTGGTTGTAATATTCGCGTTTTGCCTGAATCGAGCGCGCCAAGTTGATTGCCAAGTTTGTTTGATTTTTTGCGACCAGCCGTTTCAAACACTGCAGTAGCCACATCTTTTTGAATAATTAATATCACGCCTATTGCTTTGCGCCGGGTATCAAATTTCATTTTGACACCTTTGATCGAATTAGACACTTTTAACGGGAATATTTTGCGGCCGTCTTGTGTCCAGTTGCGCGACATGCCTGATAGCGCGTACGGGTCAGCATCGTTTTGCATACGCTTGTACGCATCTCTGCCAGCCTCTAACGCTGGTTCAGCGATTTTGGTTGCGTCAGCCTTAAATTGTTTTTGTAGTTGTTTGTCTATTTTGCCAAGTTGGTTTATGGTGTCTTTGACTCCGTCAACGCGCACAGTCATTGATGCTGGCATTAGCGCGCCTTGCGATCTTTATTAATCATTTCAATGACGGTGTTCATGTCATCTAATTCAAATGTAATCTCTGACGGCCAAAATCCTGTAGCCACAAGTATCTGCGCTAATCCGTAGCGGTATGAACCGCGCCGACTTTTGGGTCGTTAGTGTCAACCACCTCAAGACTTTTGATTTGTTTAATGTAGTCATCTAGTAGCGCTGGCACTGTGATGCCTTGTGCGCGTGACGCTTCGTACGCCATAAATGCCAAATCCTCCATACCAATACCGTCAGACATTTGCGATGCTTTGCGTTTGTATTTGCGTTCCCACATAACAATTGTCATCATGTTTGTAGTGACGGTGTGCGCGGTGTCCTCGAATGTAACTTTAAGTGTCAGTTGCATCGTTGTACCCTCTCGGTTTGTTTTTGTTTTTTAGTTCTCAGCGGCCAATGCCGCGCGATCATGCGACTGCTTTAGTAAGCACACCGCCAGCAAACGACAATGTAATAGTTGACAATTCGCCAAGTGATGCGTTAATTGGTGTGTGTGACTCTAGGTAGCACCCGGTCAGTGTGTAGACCGGGTTTGTTGCTGATGCTGAGCCTGACGCTGGCGCAATCACGACATTTGTTGTGATGCCAACCAAACCAAAGATTGTTGCCTCGGTTTCGCTTGCTGCATAACTTTGGTATAACTCGACCTCAATGCTGTTGTTTTGCAATGATGTCACTGCAGCGCCGCCAAATTTGCGCGCCGTGTCACCAAACGCTGTTGTTTCTAATTGCTCGTAAACATAGTTAACAGTTGCGCTGGTGCACTGATCGGTTAGTGCCACGCTGTTAATTGTCACTACAGGGTTCGAGAGATAAACGCTAGTTGCCATATTTAGTCCTTTGGTTCAGTAATAGTTTTAACAGATTTTGTGGGTTTGTGTGGGGATATGTGACCGCCAGCCAACAATGCGTCAATGTTTGAGTGCTCTAGATCGGCTGTATCAATAACGGTGTCACGCGCCCAAATAAGTCGATCACTGGTAACTAGATATTTGCTCATGTTGTTGATGCTTTCATTTGTATGTTTAACGATAGTGCAGGGTAGTCAACACCGCCAATTGTCAGTGTGGTTGGTCTGCCGTCAGTGACCGCAACATTGGCTGCTAAGACTTTGGCTGCCACGTTTAGCGCGTTGCGGTATGCGTCTGCGTTGCTCGGCCCAAGACTGATAACTGTGACCGGAATTGATAGGTCGACAATGTTGTTATTAAATGCCGTGAATGAGAGCGCGTCTAACAGTACGCATGGCGCTTGCACATTGCGTGGGTCTGTGATGCACACAAGCCCTGTGATCGCGTTAAGCGTGCTTGCCAGCGTGTTAATGGCCGTGTTGAACAGATCGGTGTATGCCTGTGCCGCCATTATGCAACCTGCGGTCTGTCGACACCTAACAGTTGTTTGACAATTGGTGATAGTCCATTAGTCGAGCCTGCAGACATGCCATCAAAACTGGCAAAGTCGCTTATGCCACCGCGCTGTCGGTACAGGGCTGCACCGTACATGATCGTGGCCAGTGTGACATCACCGCTAGGCGATGTTGCAAGCGCATCAAAGTAGCCGACCTCTTGGCGGCGGCGATAACAAAACTGGTTAGCAGCGCTCGCGCACTGTGTAACAAATGTTGTGTCGTCAGCGGTCGCAGTCGCGATACCCAAGTATGTCAAAATTTGTGCGGCCGTTACCCATGTGCAGGTTTGTGTGTAAGTAACAGTCCCGGAATAGTCAACAACAAACTCGACATCGCTACCAGTACACGCATATAACACTTGATTAGGTACTGCAATATTTTCGTCAAATAGCAGTTCGCCAGTTGTGCCGTCAACGCCAATGTATTTGTATTGCGGTAATGCAAGCACAGTAAATGTGCCAGTAAAAGGCGCTGCCAAACCTGATACCGCTACAGACTCGCCTAAAGCAATTTCGGTTGCTTCAAGCGTGCTGATGCACGCGTAGTTGTCTAGTAACTGTTTAGTTTGTGTTTTGTAAGTTGCCATGACGGGTCATTCCGCCATGCGACTAGGCGATTACGATGCCCTGAATAAACGATGACTTAGCAACAAATGTTGAGAAGTAACCGTAGTAACTAAATGTGCGACTAAGTGTTGACGGTACATCTACAGACAAAATGCCTTGTTGTGCTTCGTAGATTTCAAAGCCCGGTGCGTAAACAACAAGCATTGTGTCGGTTGCAAAGTTGTTGTCAACTACTAATTCAAGGCCTAGCACATTCATTCTGTTGTAACCAAGACCAGTTGTTTTGCCGATTGAGTTTTGACCCATGATGCCGTCTGTTACATAACCGAGCACTGGTCTATTTGATGCGTCTAATTGGCGACCTAATTTTTCCCACACATTAGGCGAAACGCACAAGTGTGTTGGGAAGTAGTTGCTGTCCTCTGTGATTTCGCGTGCTGCGTCATACAGTGCGTCAATCAGAGTTGCAGGATTGTCTTGGTCAAATGTCCATGTTGAACCTGATGCAGTTTTGCCTGCAACAAGTGCATCTGCTGCAACATCGTCAGTTTTAATCAAGTACTCGCCAGCCAAGTCATTAAGAATTAATTGCATTGAAGACGGGTCAGTAAAGTCCATGTCCTGTCGAGTGATCGTAACTTGTCCTGCCACAGTGGTTTTTGTAACTGTGTTTGACGCAATCACCATTGTTGTTGCAGACGCTGCCGCGCCCTCAGTTTGTGTAGCAGCGCTAGTGTGCGTGGTAATTGTTGGTCGGATAAATGTTTTGCTCGGTGTTGCTGGCATGGCGCGTGCACCAAATGCTGTGACAACCGGTCGCACAAAGTTTAAGTCTTGGAACAGTGGCCCAAGTACTGGCACCGGCAACAGACCGGGTGTATCAGTTGTAAGAATGTCGCCCGCTGCTGCTTGCAATGCTGACTGTTGTTTTGTGTACGCCGCTTTTGCTGCGTTTTGAACATTGATAAGAGTGTCGCCACCGATGTGCATTGCTGCAAGATATTCGCCTGGTGTTGGCATAGCGAATTCGCGTGCAGGCTTAGCCCACAACTTGTCAACAGTTGATTGTGCTGCTTCGACTACTGGTGTTTCAATTTGATCTGACATGATTTTCTCCTGTGTAGGTATAACTTCATTTAACTCTAATTCGGGTTCGGTTTGTGGGATACTCGCTGCGACTTGTGTGATGACCGCGCCGCTAAATGCGCCCTCGCTTACTAGCGACAATTCTGACCAGTCAGCCGACTCAATAATCATTGTGCCGTCATCGTCATAACTAAATTTTGTAGGGTTTACACCTACCGATACCGCGTCAATTACACCGTCTTTTGCAAGTGTCAACGCTTCGTCACCTAGTCGAGTGGCGCTGATTTTGGCTGTAAACATCATGCCTTGCGCTGTGTCTACTCGGTCAACTACTTTGCCAACAATTTGGTTGCTGTCGTGTTGCATATACAGTTTCGGGTCACGACCTGTGGTCGGCAATGAGCCTTGCTCAAATCGTACTTTTGTGCCGTCAAGCACTGTTGCTGTTTCGTCGTAAGTTACTGCGACACCTGAGATTGACCGCGACGGTAGGCCCTCTACCGCCGCTGCGTCAACCGTGATCTGTGAAGGGATTAAGCGGATCATAATTTTAGGATACTCCAATTTCAGTTTCGGTTTGTGTTTCTCGTAAGTCGCCCATTGCATATTCGCCTGACAAATATTTCTCTACGTCAAATTCGACATATGTGCCGTTAGGTAGCACGTTATTCATGCTTAGTGTGCTGGCAATACATTCGGCGTATGCCTTAGCGCCAAATGTCCACAAGTCCATTCGCGCTTCACTGCTTGACTGGTACGAGTACGACCCGACCGATACGCCTGCAAGGTATGGCGGTATGTTGCACAGTCGCGCCATTTCCATTGCTTGAAATTCTGCCGAGTCGATTAGCAACATTTTGTCAGGGCTTGTCAGCGTCTCGGTGTAGGTCACAAATTCGTTCAGCGCTGCAGTCTGGTTAGTTTCGCGCGCCAAATTAAACGCGCCTGCTAGGTCTGCTAATTCTTGTGCCGATAGTGGCTCGCCGCCAGTTTGTCTCAAAACGCCGGCCGGGATTGCGCTACTGGCGTTGCGGTAGCGCGCTTGTTCAAGTTTTAACGCTGTAGCAACCGACTGTGTAGACATGTAAATAATGCCTTGTATTGGTGACAAGAATTGCACAACATCGTTGTAATCAAGTTCAGCGCCTTGAAACACAATTTGTTTGCTAGGTGCAAACCACACCGGGCCAGCCTGATCTAATGTTTGAACCATTGCTGCAGGTAGTCGAGTGAACGATGCAGGGAAACCGTCAGCGGTGCGACTGGTTATGTAGAGAAATGATCTGCCGTAAAAGAATAAATCGTCAAATAGAAATGCAAGCAAAAAATTGTTTGGCACTGCAGGGTCAATTCTGCGTAGCCAAGTGCGCGGCGCTAACGGTAACTTTTCCATTTCGTTACCGTTCCAAATTTCGGTATACATTTTTAGCGACATGCAACCGAGCACTGATGCCATAAGATCGCGCGCTCGACTAATGGTCGGCACACTAATTGCACGATTGCGCGCGTCACCCTCAACATAAGAATAATATTGACCGATCATGCCAGCGCCACCATTGTTAACACTCTGATACATTCCGCCAGCCGCAGCCGCTTTACTTGGTGCAGACTTTTGTGCGCGAATGTTGTCGCCAATAAATTCAATCAATGTGCGTGCCATGTCTAAAGTATGCCACCGATCAAGTTGTGCATGGTGTATAGGTGCTGGTCGCAAACGACCGAGAAAGCAGGAAACGACCAGCCACCCACGAACAGATTAGCGTGACGCAACCACGATCATAGGTTTTCCGAGCGCTGCAGGTTTGTTAACCATCGCTATTGCAAACACCAAACAACGCGTCAACTCGATCGGGCCAGGACTGCGAAGCGATGACAAAGTCAATGCGCCCTGATTTTTGACCGCAACTGCTCGGTCGCAATGTTGACTTAAAAGGGTTGACCCGTCGTGCCGTACACGACCTTCAATAATTGCTTGACGCGCTACCACAGTCCAACGCATCAGTTCACGATTGCCAACCATACTTGATCGGTGTGCAAACTTTGGTGGCATAGTCATTTCAAATGCTGGCGTAATCAGCAGTCGAGTTGTGGTGTCTTTGCAAATGTCCTCTACCGCCTGCCAACACTCAGCCAAAGTGTCTTTAACAAACTGCTGACAAACCTGTATGTGACCGTCACTGTTAACGGCCGCGCGCACCCCCACAAATCTGCACTCATCTTGTGATTGCTCAATGGCAAGCACACCACCAAGCGGCATAGGTCGATCAGTTTTAAGGTTCGCCCACACACCCGGCTGCAACCAGCCATTAGCGCTAGCAGTCCACAAATTGACACTCGATCTTAAAAACGCATTGCGGTTAGGTTGCTCCGACTCAGCCTCTAAAACTTTGACCGACAAAGTATGGCCGATCGCAGGATTAGCCAGTAGCCAAGCGTCAATGGTCATCGGGTCAGTTGTGCTGCTTGGCGAAAATTCTGCAAAATATAGCGACCCTGATTGCTTTTCATCAATCGCGCGCAAACCTTGCTCACGCCATTTCAGCATCTCTTTGCTTGACTCATCGCCGCTGGTGCTGGTCATAAACAACAACGGACTGCGCCTAGTACGCATAGTCGGCAACAAACCTATTGACACCGCGTCACTCGACACCGCCCACAATTCATCAATGCAAACTAGGTCAGCCGTCAAACCATGAAACGATGTAGGCGTAGCAGCGCGCACTAGCCAGCGCGTACCGTCAGGCAAATTGGCTTCATTACGGCCAAGCGCCCACGTCAAGATCGCACCGAAATGCTGTTCAAGAATTGGCGCAACTTTTTGAAATAACTCAAACGCCAAATCAAGTTTGTGCGCCGTAGTAATAATTGTTTGCGGTTCGCCACGCAACTTAGGCATTTCAGTACACCAAAACCCGGTCAAAGCCTCAAGCAATTTTGATTTGCCGTTTTGTCTAGCCACCGACACCAACGCTTGACGCGCCAACAAATCGCCATGCTCATCATGCGCTAAAACACCGCCAGCCACATATTTTTGCCAGTCCATGAGATCACAATTCAAATAATTGCGCGACCAATTAACCAAACCATCAACTAGAAATGTCCCTCGCCGATCAACCAAAGTTTCTAATCTCGGCTGATATGGCGCTGTATAAGTATGCATGATCTGGTCAGCGCTAGTTCGTTCAAATGTCGGCAAACCCTTATGGAATAAGGCTTTAGGCGAG